TTGTTAAAGTGAAACACTAGGTCTCGACAGCTATATTCAATCTATTGTTGTGTCATTTTGTTTTCCTTGGTTGAAAATACAGGGCTTCCACCTGTGCCCACATCGTTTTTGAGTCCGCGTGTCCAGGACTTTCTTGTCATCCTACAGTGTAGGTACAAAATTATTTATTATATGGTGCGCCAGGCGAGAATCGAACTCGCGATTGGGAGGTTTAGAATCTCCTGCTATGCCACTTAGCTACTAGCGCATGTGTTTATTTTAGCTTGGGGTCTGTGCTTTTGTCAAGCTCTTCTGGTGTAGCAAAACGTGCAGGTTCTGTGTGCCAGTTGAACCAGCCCAAGTTTTTCCAGTATTTGGCAATCAGGTTGTTGATCACAATGATGCCGATTGTGACAACCACAAAGCCCATCATTGTCAATATTGATCCAGCCAAAAAGACTGCTGCTTGATCCATGTCCATTTTTGTTTTCCTAAATTAGTATGGTGCGTCGAACAGGACTCGAACCTGTGACCAAAGGCTTATGAGGCCTCTGCTCTAACCAACTGAGCTATCAACGCATCATGTGTATATTATATGCTAGATGCCATTGCGGGTCAACGACGTTCTCTACCTAAACCTTTTGATGGGGCTGTTGCTACCCCTTTTGGGCGTATGTCTACACGTTTGCCTGTAACTACGTTTGGTGCTGCTGGTTCAACTTGAGATGAAGCGTCATCATCAAAACCGCCTTCGCCACCTTCATCACCAAAATCAGTGGTTGTTGCGCCGCCAGCTGTATCAACAATTTCCATTTGCGGATAAGGCAAACGAACGTCTGCTACACTGGTAATATACACAGTGCCAGCATGTAAACGCAAGCCACTGGCTGCAAGGTCATTTGCGTCCTTGAAGAATACTGTCATGATGGGATCTTTGACTAGGCTAATGTATAACACGCCTTCGTCTTTCTTCTTGCTCATGTAGTAGTTGAAACTGGTCTTTGCGTACTCTTGTTTGGTAGCATTGACGTTTCCTGATTTGATAGCGTTCATAATTGGAGTAATGTTTTCGCCATCAAAAATCAATTTGATTGTTGCTTCAACTAGGCTTATCATGTGTGCAGCTTCCTTTTTCATATCAGGATTGCCGTTCATCATTTCGTATAGTTGAACAATGTTGTCCAAGTTCATACCGCTCTTGGTCTTTTTAGTTTGGTATGGGGCAAGTAGTGCAAACAGATCACGTGCCACTTGCTCGTATCCAGCGCCTGGGCGAACTTCTTGGTCAGTAAAGCGACCAGCGCCACCGTCGGTTGTTTTAACTTCAATTGCACGACCATTGATGCTCAAGTCGCCTTTGCCTTCTTGTTTGTTAATGCTTTTGCTCAACACACTTAGACCAAACTCACCTTTACCTTGACCTAGTGCTGCAATACGCATGACATCGTTAACAAACTCTTTGATAGCAGGATTCTTATCATAGTTAGTGATGATCTTGCTGAAATCTGTTTTGCCTACTTTTAACAATACATCACGCTTGACCAGCTTATCGCTGCGCCACAAGTTAAACATGTCATCACGTTGCTGTGGGGTCATGTCCATGCTCAACAGGTAACGTGCTAGTTCTTTTTGTGCTGCGTGTACAGTATGATCGTCGATGCTTTGCAACTCACCGTTGATAATGCCCAACTTACCGCCAGCATTAACGTGACGCAAAAGATCTTCAATTTCTCTCAGAGCCTTAATAGTAGCATCATCGGGCGGAAGTTCTTTAATCTTTCCCGAAATGACAGTTTTAAGCTGCTGCAACTGTGCGTCGTCAACGGCAGATTCGTTAAGTTTAACTAGGTTAATAAGTTTGCGTAGGTCAGTAATCATAGTACTGTATTTATTAGTTTTTTGCGAAGCGCCAGTCCTTGTCAAGCCAAGTAAACATCAAATCTTCTTGACGCACATGTCCGTATTTGTTCAAGCTGTTCATTGCACTGTCACTGATAAGGTTCTTTTCAGCAAGATCAAACCAGCTGGTTGCGGCAGGATCCATTGCTTCTTGACTTTTATAGACTGCAAAGTGAATCCAGCCATAGTTGGGAGCCATGTAAATGTAGCAGTCTCTACAGTCAAAACCATTGGCGGCCAGCATGTAGGTTAGATTACAGATATTATAGGTGTAGTAGCAACCCGAAAAACTGCGTGTTTGCAGTCTATCATAACTGTAGGTGGTGTGCATGGGCACACTCAACACCAACATGCCATTCATGTTCATCATGTGATTCCAATGGCTCAGTGTTTGCAAAGGATTAGTACTAAACTGGAAGCTGTCATGACTCCACATTAGGTCTACATTGCGTGGCAAATAGACTGTGGAAAAGTCACCTTCGATAGCTCTTAGATTTGTATTCGCTAGTACTTCGTGTTCAATCTGTTTCACATTGCGATCTATTGCATAACAGATATAGTTATGTGGTTCAGGCGGATCATCTCGTGTGGTTAGTTTTGCAAACCAATCAATATCTAGCCCTGTACCACAACCCATGTCAGCAACAACTTTGATACTGTCCATGAAACTGTCATATTGGTATAGCATATCCAGTACGTCACGACTGTGTTCATGACTCTCTTGTGCGTTCTTAAACACTTACATCCTCCATGCCTGCTGTTCTCAATCTCACAACGTGTCCTAGCATAAAGTTCTTTGATTCGATACCTTTCATAACGCCTAGCCACTTGTTGCGTAGCAGTGCCACTTCGTTAATGATTGTTTCCATGTCAATTACTTCGTCTTCGGCTTCTGCATACTTTTCAGCGTCACGACTGGTTAAGGCACGTTGATATGCTTCAAGATATTTCTTGTAGTGCTTTTGTCGAATCTTGCGTAGTTGTATGTTGAGATAGTTCAGTACCGCTTCTACTTCTTGTAGTTGGTTAAAGCGATACTCAGTAATACCCGGTAGGTCGCTGACTGCACGTTCGACTTTGCCGCTGATCTTTATTTCGCTTTTGGCCGAGATCAGTTGCTTTTCGTAATAGTCAATAAACGGCGGAATCTGTGCAAGATCTTGCACTACACGGTTGTACCACATTAGTCTTCGTAATCTTCTTCAGGTTGATCTTCATCGCCCACGTACTCTTTGAGAGCACGTTTAAGCGCACTGTCGGTGCCTCCAAATTCACGAACATCAATGTCGTTGAGATAATCAACCATGACGCTCATGATATTGTCTGCACATTCTTGGCGATCTTTTGCAGGCACGTACTGTTTCATAATTGTATACAGTTCGCCTAATACATCTACTTCGATACTCATATATTCCCTTGAAATTTTGTTGTTAACAGATCATCAGTACACCCAACACATCTGACTTTGTTGCATACGGCTTGGTCATCTTGCTTCAAGCTCCATTCACCGTCAATATGCCCTAGTAGCATATTCTTACACTGTCCGTCAAATACTTCTCCGGTGCTGTGTAAATATACCCTAGTTATGCCAACTTCACAATGCCAATCTTTCCAGTAGTCTAAATTTTCATTGTGCAGCCAATCAGCAAAAACTTGATACTCTTGACCAGTGTCAGTAGTCACTGTGCAATTATAGTTATCATGATTAGATAAGTTCAAAATTTTGTTGCCCTTTTAAAATAGGAAAAGTTCTAGTCTGCGGAGCATAGTTAATTTGACTGACACTATAACTGATTTTGTTTTTGTTTAGAAACTGTGTATATTTGCCAATACGTTCTTGGTTCCAAAACTCGTCCATGATGTTGACATGTACAAAGCGGCTGGGACTGATTGTATTCTTTAACTCCTGTATCATGCTGAAAAACTTTTGTTCATCGGCATGTTCACTGTGAAAACTAAAACTTATATTGTCTACCAATTGGTACAGTTCTTGGTAGTATTTAGTACTGGCACTGCCATTTGATGACAGTATGATTTGAAATATACGGCTACCATAATTTTGTCTAAGCCATTGTAGGAACGGCTTGAAGTTTTTATTGATAGTAGCCTCACCACCAGTAAAGCTGATCTTATAGTTTAGATTCTTGTGCTGTGTTCTTTCGTACACACTCGACCAACGCTGTTGAAACTGTTCTAGGGTCAGCATTGTACTGGTGTCGTTATGAAACTCAGTGGGGCAATACATACAGTCATAATTGCACCTGGTTCCTACCATCCACGTAAATGAAAAGTAAGAATCGCTAGGTACAATTTTGACTATTTTGGTCACTCGGCAGCTTCCTCTGAGGGTGCTTCTTCAACGGTGGTTGCTTTGTCAAACATGTGTGGGTTAGCAGTAATATCACTCATCACACGATCCAAGCAGCCATCGTCATTGCGTTCCCATCCCTTACGGAACTTCTTGATGATCTCGCCATCTGCTGTTGTATACACTAGGCTGTTGCCTTCTTTCTTGAGCAACTCTTTGGCTTCGATCAAATCAGTTAAACCACTGTAGGGGTTCATACCTGTTTCGTATGGGATCTTGACCTGTACACTTTCAAAAGGTTTGGCATAGCGTGTCTTCATGATCTTACAGGCTGCACGAATACCTTTTACTTCACTAATCTTGTTGCCGTCTTCATCTTCTTTCAACTTCAACTTACGCATAGCAACAACGATACTGCTCGCATAGATAAAGCCTTGTCCGCCGGAGATTTTATCGTCCGGATCAAACATGTCCTGACTTGCGTAGGTGTGGTTTGTAGCCACCAAGCCAATGTTTAGATCACCAAACATGTTTACGCAATTACGCACCAACGCGGTCAGGGCTTTTGGCTTGCGTCCCAGGTCCCCTTTCAAGTCACCAGCTGTGAACTGGTTAACGTCGGTTGGCGTTAAAAGCATACCCAGTGAGTCTAGCACGAACACCACTTTAGGGCGAGCATCTTCTGCCAGTGTTTTGTATTCTTTAACAAACTCACTGATCATTTTGGCCACGTCATCGATCATGGCCATATTGAGTTTAAGTAGTTTATCTTCGCTCGTGTCCACTCCCAAGGCGTGTAACCAAGCCTCGTCAAGAGCATTTTCTGTATCAATAAGAATGGGATAAATGCCTTGTGCCTGTGCGTTCTTGACAATATTTCCTGAGCAGATGTAGCTTTTGCCTGCACCAGATTCACCAGCAAACACAGTGACCTTTCCCATAGGAATACCTCGATTAAAATCACCTGAGATAAGATAGTTGAGAGCGAAGTTGTTGGTTGAGATCCAGTC